TGTAGGCATGTAGGTATCAATGGCTCATCCTGATACTCATCTAGGCCCTCATCCATGGCTGGTACAGATAACCATGGGTCGGCTTCCATGGTGTCGCTGGGTGGCTCTTGCACCACCTCTTTCGGCTTGGCTGGACCGGGTGCTTGTCGCTCTCGGCTGCCGATAACTTCCTCTTTACTGCTTAAGCCCTTGGATGTGCCAATGTTTAGGCTGGCACAAGCGCGACCCCAGCATGCTGTTTCAAGGTTTTGCAGCTCTGATCCATTTGTGTAGGGACTCTTGCCCACTATGAACTCTGATGCTGTACCGATGCCCGGCAGTGGATCATCAGCTGATCGGTAGGCTCTGGCCACACCCCACATTTTCATTGGGTCGCCATCCATAACACCCATAAACTCAAACTGAATCGAACCCTCTGGGAAACGTGCATAAAACTCTGCAACGCGCTCGGCTACTGTGACGTAATTTGATAGGTCAAATGCCATTAGATTTTCCACCCATCACGAGCCATTTGCTGTTCAATTGATGAACCAACTGGGTGACGAGCCTTAGCCCGTTTCATTTGCTTTTGTTTGTTATTTTCGTTTTCAACCATCATTCCAGCTGCATAGCCGATGATAAAGAATAAACCGAATCCGATTACTGTTAACATGCCCTGATTTCCTATTCTTAGTTGTAACCCTTGGCGGCTACATAAATAGTTTTAGCACGTCACACAGGATTCACACAAGCACTTTGCGAAAATAGGCGTGTCATGACTTGTGTTCAAATGTTCTCTGACCACTAGATGTAGTGCATCGACCTTATTTATCAAGTCTGGCAAGGATTTTCCGCCATTCGCATGGGGTTGAATGGCATAGGTCATTTTGTCGATGTAAGCCTTAATTGGTATAACAACCGCATAACGGACAATCATGCCCATAAGCGTAAGTATGGCTATTAGTGCCCCAGCAACCGCGCCAGCGTTAATAATTCCAGACATGTCACTCGGGCTTTGTCCCGGCATTTATGGCTTCATCTATTTCAGATTGATCTAGTTTGCCATCGTCAATAAGGCCTTTAGCAGTAGCCCTTAATACAAATACCAAAGGCACGACAGCCGCCAGTGCAGCTGCTTTTAATGGCTCTACGCCAAGCACTGTTGATAGTCCTAATGCGCTTAGGCCTGTGTATAGGGCTAAAGACAAGGCTCTAATAATAAGTAATCTCATGCCTTTAGTAGATCCTTTGGGTCTTTAGCCTTGCCTGCTGACCATTGGATTTTGTCGCGTAGCTCTAGGTGTAGATGTGGGCCAGTTGAATTGCCAGAGTTCCCGGATTCGCCAACAATTTGGCCTTTCTTTACAACCATGCCGGGCTTGATTCTGACTTTGTTTAAGTGTGCATAAATGACATACCCGCCAGCAACCTTTTGGATCACTTGGTTGCCGTAAGCCTTGCCCCAGTTAGCATTAACGATTGTGCCATCAGCTACGGCCAGCACTGGTGTTCCAATAGGTACTGCAAAGTCCACGCCTGTGTGTGCGCCTGTTGACCACTTAGTGCCAACCTTGCCAAAAGGTGTGCTGATCTTGCCATTCTTAATTGGTAAAGGCATGACTATTCACCAAGCGGCGCAAGTGCGTTGGCTTGTTGTTCCTCGTAAGCTGCTAATTCATCATCCGTCATTTCTCGGACTTCATCATCTATTTGTATAAATGGTTTTGTCATTAACTTGCCCCATATCCGTAAACGTAAATTGTTCCGCCGGTTAGTGTTCCAGCAGATGGTGTAATTGTAAATGCAGTTGCGGATGTTGTGCTTGCGTTGAATCCAGTCATTTCACCAGCCGCGCCGCCAGCAACCATATTATTTAGAACACCTGTCACAACTTTAGTTTTAGCCGCAAAGGGATTTTTAATTTCTATATCAGCATAAAGATTTCCTGATGATCCGCTGCCTGTATAAGCAAAAGATGCGGCATTTGCAGATGATATTGCTTGTGGAGTGGTTGAATTGTAAGCAGAATATCTAAGGCTTGAATAGTAACCAGTAGTAATACCATCTAAGGAAAAATTAAGATCAGGAGTTGATGAAGCACTGCCACCAGTTACAAGTATTTTGTAGTTCTCGTATGTTGCACTAAAAGCGGAAGTTACTGAAACACTTGAAACGCCTGTGCCAATAGTTTGTTTTTTAATTAAACGTAGGCCCGGATATGCGCCACCTAATGCTGTAAACAAGGTGGTATCAACCGAGCTGCCAAGAGTTCTGATGGCCGATGCGCCGTCTTTAACATACGCCGTATTATCGGGCGTACTCCACGAGTAGTTAGTGGTTGTTGCCATTACAAATCATCCCATTCCTGTGTAATTGGAGTATACCCCGCCCATGTGACGGTTGGTTGGATTTGATCCCAAATAATACTCAAATAAGTTTCAGAGTATGCCGAACAAGTTAATGCAAGTTCAGCTGTGTACCGGGTCAAGTTCCATGTATAGCCCTCTACAAAGCCATCAAAGGTCGTGCCAAAGACTGCTGGCAGTGCGCTGGTATTTACTCTTAGGCCGTTGTAAACAGCTGCTAAGGCATCTCTAGTGGCATCACTAACAGTTGGACTGTGTAGAGGTATTGTTATTGTTTCCGGGTACATTCTTGGGTATGCCCGAGATTCCAAAAAATCTTGCGCTTGAGCCAAAGCATCTGCGCTGTTATGTAATTGAGTTGTGCGAGTTCCAGACAGTTGACCATACTGAATGATGGAGTTTTCATCTCTAGCGTTTTCTGTACCAGCCCGGTATGTCACATTAACATCGTTTACGATTTCGCCCCATTGTGCCGCCGTCCGCAAGCCTTGGGCGAGAATGTCGTCAGCTGTAAGAGTTAGTGGGGTTGCGCTGGATCGACTTGCATAATCGTCATAATGCAGATCACCATCGCCACCCTCCCAAAGTACGCCACGACCCGAGTTAGCAGCTTGTGTTGCAAGAACATAGGCATCAGCTTCACCAGAATTGTATGCCGCTAATTCATAGACTCCCGGCACATCAACATTGGCAGTTAGGTTATCAACCAAGGCCACATTAGTTGCATCATAACTAGCCCAAGTTGTTTCATTAGGCAACTGATCCCAAGTTAATGTAAGACTTAAATCTGACCATGATTGCAAAAATGCTTCACTAAGAATGTTCAAGATTCTTGTGCCGTCATATTCTTTGGCATAGTTAGACCCGCCTACTAAGTGACGATTTAATTGTGATAATGGCCCAACGGCTGTAATGGTGTAAACGGCTATTGAGCCATCTGATCCATAGGCTTGCAGGCTTATATCTATGTCTGAAATAATTCCTGCAAAGATTTCTTGTGTGCCTGATGTCCCTTTGTCTATTGAAATTGATACAGACTGACTTAAAGAAACGGCTAAAGGATCGCTGGCATCCGTCCAAAGGCTAATTGAGGCAAATCCGGGCTGCGGCTGGGTAGTTACGTCATTGCGGCCAGATCGGATTGAGATTGATGAAATAGTCTGATCCGCGTATGTTGTAGCCCCTCCAAAGGTCACAGTCGGATAAGGATCATAACTGGTCACAATGTAGCCCCGACAAGGTTAATAGCCCCTGTGCGCCTTGAGGAGTCCTGCAATAAGCGTTCTATGCTTCGGCGGGCAGATTCACCGTCAATGACACCGTTCATGATTATGGTTACGCCTGATCCACCCATGTCTTTACGAATAGATCCAGAACCTGACGGAACGAATGTTTCAGGTCCAAACTCACCTACACGATAAGCCTGACCAGCAGTTACCGGGCCACCAGCTGCTCGTCTGGTATAGCCAAGTGCCTTACCTAAACTTGTATCAGCAAACTTCAATCCGCCATCACCAATTTCAATAAAATCTAAAATTGCGCCGCCGATTTTTTTGGCTTTACTGTAAGCATTTGCCACTGCGTTAATTGCCCCTGCAACATTGTTTAAGGCGTTTGCAAATGATTGAGCGTTGTCTGTAGCACCATCAGCATCTGAACCATTAAGGGCTTTGAAAACATTGCTAAATGAATTGGCTACATTTTTTAATGCCAAACCTAAATTGTAAGCACCACCGCCTTGGCCGTCATAAGTTCCTGCTAGTTCCCTAGCTCGACTGCTTAATCCTTGCGCATCCTCGCCACTAAATGCTTTAGCGGCCATGTTTACCTGCTCAAGTAATGTTTTCATCACTGGTAATAAAGCCACACCAATGGATTCTTTCATTTCACCAAATCGCTCGGTGACTATGGCTAATTGGCCTGCATAAGTTTCTGTGTTTTTCTTTGCAGTCCCACCAAATAGTGTCGTCAATTCCGTTTGGACTAAATTAAAGTCCTTTGACTTCTTAATGTTTTCATCTAATGGAATACCTAATTTAGTAAGCGCACCAAAGTTGCCGTTATAAGCCTTGCCAAGTGTGAGCGATACTGTTTCAAGGTCTTTTCCTGTGGCTGCAGAAATGTCTAATGCAAGATTAGTAAGTTCTTGAGCCTTGCCAAGATCGCCAGTTGCTCTTGCTAGATTGGCTATCGCCGGGCGCAACTTAGTGTCTGCTACACCAAAGGCTAATTGCTGGGTACTCACAAAACTTTCCATGCTCTTAACTTGAGCATCGGTTGCATTTGTTGTGTTTTGTAGGGCTTTTGCCAAGAGTAACTGTGACTTTTCATCCTCTACAGCTGCCTTTACTCCATCTACACCAATCTTGATTGCATATGCCGCGGCAGCTGCGCCAGCAACGACAAAGGCAGCTGCGGCCATTTTGCCGTATTTGCCAACGTTTTTAGCAAATCCCTTTGTATCGTTATCCGCTTTGTTTAGGCTTCGACCAAATTGGTCAACATCTGCAAGTAGATTGAGTTTAAGAGTTCTTACATCAGCCATTGTTATCGTCCCACTTTTCTATGACTCGGCGATTAACTGCATCTTTCCAACGTCTAGTTAATTCTGGCTGGATACGTTTTAGTGTCGCAAAGATACCGTAACCAGCATTGCCTCTACCTTGTGCAGGTGAGCGATCAGGAAAACGCCGACCACCATTTTCAAATGGTGCTGGCCCACCAAACTCTGAACCAAACAAAACTTGCCCGGATACTGCCCCACCACTAAATCTGCCTTTACTGCCACCAATAGTTACATTAGGTATGCGGTCTTTATTGGCTCGAATTGTAGCTGCGACCTTTTGGGCTTGAGCTGGTAATGGGTTTAAGTTGTAACTCGATTGCATTTCCCCAGCTGACCAAGCACTGATGGAGGTTACGTCATCTTTGAGGGCACGTTTTGCACCCTCGTCCATTTCCCTAAATGCTTTGTAAAGCGAACGCAAATCCCGAGAATCAGGAGTCATTTTGACGGTTACTTTGTCAGCCATGACTATTCCTCTCTTGTATTAGCGTTATCGCTGTATTGATGTCTGCGAGTGACCATTGATACAGATCAGATAATGGAATCCCGGTGACAACTGCTATTCTGACGAGTCCGTCAGCGAGTTCTCTTTTGGGCTTTCCTCGACCACCTCAAAGGTTTCAAACTCATTGGTGACCCATGCTTGCTGGCTTGGTAACTTTGTATGCCCTTGAGCCTTAGCGGCCTTGTAAAGCATGCAAGTTATAACATCCAACGAACCTTGGCTCATCTTTTCTGCCGCTTGGCTAACTGTGTAACCGAGTTCTCTTTCAATCTCGATCCACAACCAAGCGTTTTCATCACTCACTATGTAGTTATTGCCCTGTTTTGT